CCAAAGAAATCCTCCAATGAACTTTCTTCTTGAGTTTTCCAACCTAGTGGTTCAATAACAATCTGTAAAGCATCAAGAAATACCTTCTCAAACATCTTATCATAATCTATGTATGATTCTAATTTAAACTCTTTTGGAAGAACCTGAGGAAATGCAATCACATCTTCGTTGAAAGGATTCGGTGTACGAGCATATACAAATTTAATCTTATCTCCGTCACGGATAGGTTGATACTTCTTATCGATACCTAGACGCTTGCAGTGATGATTGAACAGCAATGCTCCACGAACATGGATTGGTGTACCCTTTGTGTAAATCGGACTGCCTGCATACTGCTTCAACCCATTCACACCTCGTGGGAAAGCAATCTCTTGAATCGGTAACTTATCAAACTCTTTTCTAAACTCCATAACATATGTATGTAGATCTTTTTGATCCCCAGCGAGGATAACTTGAAGAGAATCACGCAACTTTGTACGAATAACTGCAGGTGTAGATGACTTGACCATCTCAAGACCCATAACTTTGATCTTAGGTTTCGCAAACTGAACTCCTTCTGAGTTGTGAACATTAATGACATATCGTTTCTTTGCAGTCCAGATGGCTTTGTCGGCAAGAACTTCTCGCTTCATTACCATCTTCTGACTATACGCATTCATGTAATCTGATAGTTCGGTATAGCCTTGATCAATGAATGGCTGGAAAACATCTTCACAAATCTTATCCATGTACTTAATCTTCTGCTCAGTGTTCTTACCTTCGCAAACTTTCTCGATGAGATGTTCAAGTGTAAGATAGATTGAGTCAGTGTCAATCGCAATAACAAAGTCTTTACCCTCTGTCTTGAGAGTCTTGTTGAGGAATGCGTTCAACTTGTTCGCCATCCAACGAATGGACAACTGACCAGAAGTTGTAATACCCTCTGCCATTCTAATATCGAAGTAACGAAAGTATTGATTACCCATCGCACCATAAGCAGAGTTGAGAGCAATCTTCATAGCCATCTGCAGGTTATTCAATCGAGAGATATCCTTTAGCAGATGAACCTTGGACTTATCGTTTTGATATTCCTGTTCAATCTTCAACATCTGTTTCTTAAACTTGGAACGATTCGCATACATCTCTTCCATCAACTCAGGCATAAACCCTTTGATGTCTTTGCGATATGTCCAGCCGTTTGCAGTCATGGCAAGGTCTCTTCGTTTCAGATAGTCTGTGTCAATCTCTTTGTTGAGTAACTTATCAACAGTGACTGATAACTTCTCGCTCGTTAGAGTTTCTGGACTAATGTTATACTGCATAATCAAGTGAGGATACAATGAGTTCAAGTCAAACGAAACAACCCACTTGTGCATACCAATCATCGGATCTTTGACATAAGCACCTTCAAACTGTGCATCTTTACCAGAGTATGCCTTCGCTGGAATCACAATACCTTTCTTACGCAGGTGATTGTAAATGATAGTGTCCCACATACGAACCTGTGAGTAAACATCTTCTGGATTAATCTTAGCATTATATGCCATGGTAAGATGCAACTCAAGCAGACGCATCTTGTCTTCTAGTTTGTCAACCAACTCCACATCGTGAATGTTATATTCAACAAAGTCTGTCCAGTAGTTTGTATAGAAATCTTTGAAGTCATTTCCTGGATTCTCTTTCTTCTTATCATCCAGTTCTTCACCAGCAATATAATCTAAACGATATGACTCTTGCTTTGTATATGTATATTTCTTGTAAAGTTCGAGATAGTCTAGCTGAGAGATACCCATGATGTCATAGTGAATCTCTTCATTACCTTTAATGAAAGTCTTTCGTTGGTTGACATAACCCCATGGACTAATCTTGTTGGCAAATGTGTCACCTAACTCTCGCTGAATGCGATGAATCAAGTAGACATTATCAAAGAAGTCAGTGTTCCAACCAGTGATTACATCTGGATAATTACCTTGCCACCAAATCATAAACTCTTTAAGCATGTGTTGTTCGTCACGACAGTTGACCATCGTAACATCAGAACGAGGAGACTTGTACTCACCATACTTTGTTTGAGCAAAGGTAACAACCTTCTTGGATTGAAGATCTTTGATAGTGATTAACAGAACTTCTTCATTGGCAGACTTGATGTCTGGGAATCCATTCTCAGTTTCAGTCTCAATGTCAATTGTGAATACTTTAATCTGTTCCATATCCCAGTTGACATCGTCTTCGTAGGTGTCACTGATATATTGATATGCGTAGTTGGTATTACCATAGACAGGGAATCCCTCAACACCATCGTAGCGTTTAAGGAAGTCACGAGTCTCACGGATACCTCCAGGTTTTATTTCATCAACGAATGTATCTTCCAGAGTTTTCCATTTTGATTCAACCTTAGAAGTGACAAAAAGCGTAGGATAGAAATCTATCTTACGCTGATATGCCCTGCCATTTTGATATCCTCTAACGAGGATCTTGTCGCCCACTGGGTGGACGCTTGTGTAAAATTCCATTAAACTTGTTTTCCATACATAAGTTGCATTGCGTCAAGTGCGCAGTCGTGGACAGGGTGGTGCTTGATAACTTCGTGTCGTTTGAAAAGAGGATGCTCTACTTCTACATAGCCATTCGTAGTTCCAAACATAATGTCAATCGCAGTTCTGACATCTCTCCATACATTATACCCTGTAATCTCTTGCAAGTCAAACTTAACAGCAAGCGAATCAATTGCCATCTGGTCTAGCGAACCTCGTGCCCACATAGTTTGTTTATCGGCATTTGGGAATTGCTTCATGTAATCATAGAACTTTTGCATTCCATTTTCAACAGTCATGTCTTCACGAGATGGATCAAGAGAAGTCTTGCGAATATATTCGTGTTGACCTTTCCACCACTCAAGTGTGGACTTTGATGCAGTACGACCAACACTCATCTGTTCCTTAACATCAAACTTTACAAAACATGCATTGTCCAATAGGTCTTGATAAGTTGGTCGTTTCTCTGGATCAAAGTGAACCATAGCTGCAGAGAGAACCACGCAGTTGGATTCTACTCCCAGCGTTTCCACATCGAACATGAACATTAGAATCCTCTACCTTCACCATCTTTAGTGAAGAATGATTTGATCTTTTGTTCTTTAGTCCAACCAGAAGTATAATCATTATCAATATCACAAAGAGCCAGTGCTTCATCTTCAGTCACAACACGATGACTAGTAATAACTTCTTGGAGTGCCAACTGAGAAAACTCTTTGGCATCTTCCATTGTTACATCATCCATGGCATACTCAGGATTAGTTGCTGGTGCTTCGACCATGTAACGCATACGATAAGACATAATTGCTTCGACCAATACCCATACCGAACCTTGTTTCAGTTTAGTTGGTTTCTCCAACTCTTCAATACGAGCAGTCAATACGCTAACAGCAGTATTGAAATGACCAGTACCCTCACTGTAAGGATCGTAACGATCAAGCAAAACTTGTCGTTCTTGTTTCAACATGTCAATATATTCTTTAGTCATCATTATAACCTTTTATTGCTAACGCTTTGTTTAAAGATTTCTGCGCATGACGCAGACCGAATTCCATCTCATTCTTTTGTGCTTTCAATACATCTATCTCACGATAGTTCTTTTGACACTGGTCATATAACTCTGTCGTGTCTTTCTTAAGTTTTTCAACCCAAGCATTTACTTTATGAATTGTTACCCATGTTCCATCTGCTAGTTTAGTATGTCCATCACGAATACGAAATTCGTCAGTCCATCTTTCATTTAATTTGTAACTTGGCATCGATTCAAACAAAAACAATTCTTGTTGTTGTAGTTTCTGTAGGAGAACATCAAAGTTCTTTTCCATATTTTCTTTACCGTAAAACATTATTCTTCTTCCTCATCTTCATCAGACTGATAGACTTCTTCTTTACCAACCATTGCTGCATGAATATCGCAGAGAGTTGTATGCCAACCATCGGTGTATGTTTTTCCTGGAGCACCACACATTTCACATGTACGATAACTCATAGACTCTGCAAAACTAATATAGTTGTAATGTTTATCAGTTGCAGCCTGAACATAGAATCGAAGTCCACCGAACTTTTCTTTCACCTGAACCGCAACTGGAACTTTAAGAGTTTCTTCATCAAGTTTAGTCTTTGCTTCATCAAGTGCTTCTTGTGTTACTGTTTTTGTCCCATAAAGAACATTACCAATACCAACTTCTGCGAGATGATCATAACGACTTTTTGCACCACGATATTCAGAA